ACAATACATATGTCAATTAATTCACTATCCGAACTTCGTAAGAATCGCGGAAACTTCGACTCACTCATGAAGGCAGTTGAGTCAATCGCAAACCCATCAAATGAAAAACGTAGCGACGACGATCGCTTCTGGAAACCAACTGTCGATAAGGCAGGTAATGGTCAAGCAGTGCTTCGTTTCCTCCCTGCTCCTGCAGGTGAAGAACTTCCTTGGGTTCGCGTCTTTGATCATGGTTTCCAGGGTCCAACTGGAAAGTGGTATATCGAAAACTCGTTGACCACAATTAACAAACCAGATCCTGTTGGCGAACTGAATTCCGAACTTTGGAACTCAGGTATCGAAGCGAATAAGGAAATTGCTCGTAAGCAGAAGCGTCGTCTTTCTTACATCTCAAACGTGCTGGTCGTTCGTGACCCTGCTAATCCCGAGAATGAAGGTAAGGTATTCCTCTACAAGTATGGTAAGAAAATCTTTGACAAGATCAAGGATGTAATGCAACCAACCTTTGAGGATGAGAAACCAGTCAACCCATTTGACCTTTGGGAAGGTGCTAACTTCAAGTTGCGCATTCGTCAGGTTGAAGGTTATCGTAACTACGATAAGTCAGAATTCGATGGTCCAACACCTCTCAATGATGATGAAGATAAGTTGGAGCAGATCTGGAAGAATGCGCATTCGCTTGCCACTTTCCTCGATCCTTCGAACTTCAAGTCATATGATGAACTGAAGGCAAAGATGAATGCTGTTCTCACAGGCGGTGCTCGTATGGCAACTGCTGAGAAGGTTAATCCGCTTGATGCTGAAGATGAACTGTTTGTCGAAACCAAGATGCGTAATGCACCTGCTGCTAAGGCAACGGATGACAGTCCACCTTGGAAAGAAGACAGTGACGATGACACGATGAGTTACTTCTCGAGTCTCGCTGATGACTAAAAACTTGGGGGAGCGTTTCGCTCCCCCATTTCATTATCCGACTGCTCTTCTATCTTGGAATCGTTGCCACGATGAATCATTTGTTCTAACGTTTCCTACGCCTCCTGGGAAAGTTATTTGTGGTTGTGCTTGTTCACCACCACCTTGATTGATCACTGTTGGCGGTGGGACATTTACTTGCACCTTGTCTTTAGTTTCTGCAGTGCCTTGCTCAATTAGAGCGCCATCTATGTTCTTACCTGTTTCAGTTTTACCAATTGTTTTTTTCTTTGGTGACATTAGATCACCTGTTTGATTGCCTGTTTTATTATCTTTACCTTCGACCTTACCTGCTTTCTGACTCAACTTATATGCCGCCGCTGCAGAATTATTTGAATCAGCATCATTAGGAAAATCAGGATCTACAATTTTACCATCGTTGAGTTTCGCCCAGCGACCTTTAGGATCTATCTCGGCAACTTTACCTTTAATGGATTTATCAACTGCATCTAAAGAAGGCGCTGGATCCTGTTTCTTCTTTGGTTCTGTTGCTTCCTTGACAGTAGAAGTCGCAGTTGATTTTTCCTGCTTTGGTTTCTCGACTTCTGCTTTCTTTTTCGGAGCAGTAACTACGATTTCATCTGGAGTTGTTACTTGTTTTGCTGGTGATGGAGTTGTTACTTGTTTTGCTGGTGATGGAGTTGTTACTTGTTTTGCTGGTGTCTTTGGAGTTACCTTGGCATCGGTTTTTTTCTTATCCTTTTCAACAGCAGCAGGTTTTTTCTCAGTCTTTTTACTGCCATCAGGATTATGAGTTTTAACATATTCGCGTGCACGTTCTGCTGCGCCACCTCTGCTATTGGCACCATAACCATCGGCGACCTTCTGATAATATTCTGGTAGATCTTTATACTTACCAGCTGGTTTTCCATTAATAAAAAACCCGTCCGTGTTATTACCAGTTAAACCAAATTTAGCAGTCCCTTCTTCTTGCTCTTTTCTCGCTCCAATATTTGTGCCCTTGATAAACTTATCTACACCATAAAGAATCGAACCTGTTGCAGCAATTGCGGCAGTTCCCGCAAGTGCCATCGGCGCTGTTATTGCTCTGGCGCCTGATGTAATTGCGTTTATACCCTGTCCACTTATTGATCGGGCACCATTCACTAATCCGCGAACAATACCTCCTGCTCTGCTACCTTTGACAGCGCGACTGGCCATACGTGCGCGAGCACGCAATCTTCCTCTGGATCTTCTTGGTCTGCGTCTTCTATCTGGGAGATCGATATCCATACCACCATCATCATCATCGCCACCACCGTCGCCACCGCCACTTTGGAGGTTAGATGACATTCTCTTAATCACTTCTAGTATTTCTTTCAATACTTCGACTGTTTCAGTTGTCTTTTCTTGAGTGGTATTAGAATACTCTTGTATTAAAACATTAGAATCCGCAGTTTTTTGTAATGCTTCGATTGTTGCATCTTTGGAGATACCTGCTGTATCTTCTTGTCCCTCGCTGTTAACCGACGAAGGATTTCTTTTTTCTTTTCCTGATGAATCTGACTTCTGCTTTTCTTCTTTAAAGTATTCTTCAATAACTTTCTTAAATGTATCAGATGCAGATACAGATTGAGTTTTGTTCGTCTCAGAATCTATTCTGCTCATCAAGCGTTCGCGTTTTTGTTCATCCGAAGTAAACACACTATCAGCGAAACTGCCTTCAGGTGCTTCTCTTCCTACGGCGATATTAAATCCACGTTTTAGAGTTCCACCAATGCTGGACCCGAATCCTTTGGCGAGTTTACCGATACCTTGTTTATTCTTTTCTAACGGTTCTTCTTCGGTGTTCATACCAACTGAACGACCAAGACGATTTAAAAATGTATCTTTTTCACCAGTTAATGTATACCCAGATGCCTTTACTACTTCCTCGCGAGATTTTTCTTCCATCTCTTTACCGAGTTTTTGTAAGATCGGATTGTCAGATTTTTGTAGATCCTTTGTGATACTAACAATCTTACCGATTGCCTTCTCAAACTCACTCATGTTTTTAGTTTGTAACTTGGTGATCTCATCTATCATTGTTTTGATCAATGCTTTTTGATCATCATTTGTTTCTTCGCGCATTTCTAATGCTGAAGACTCAAAAGTTTGCATGAAAGTTGAGATCATAGATTGTGTAGCAGTAGGATTTGCCTCTGCCATCGAACCTGGATTTACTGCAGCAGCAATCTTAGAAAGTTGACTTTCCTTGCCGATACCTTTAGTTTGCTGTTCCATTAGTCCTGATTCTCTGCTTTCTTTTTAAGATGCGCCATTAGCATCCCTATGTAAACTTCCCTCTCCCACGGCATCATATTCTCTAATTCGGTCAAACTATATTTATGTTCATGCATTAAAATAAAGTTGATTTTGTAGAAATTCATTAAGTTATCATGAGAAAGGGTTATCCGAAAAAATTTTCGACACCATCCACAACTACAGTGTTTTCTGTTTCACATTTCGAACATGTATAATCAATGTTATGAAAGATCTTTGGTGCAGTTACGAAGAATTCTACGATCTTCTCAAATTGTTCGTTCGTCAATCCTTCGATGAAGGTAACAATTTCTTCAGTGGTTTGGTCTTTCGCGTCATGAATTTCATCTTGTGTGAAGACTTTGTCAATACATGACACAACTAAATCAAAGATAGGTAAGTCGTCGTCGACCAAAACTTCTGCAGTTGGATACTTCATGATAACACCAATGTCAGGAGTGATCATAATTTTATTCTTGTGATCTGGAGATATTTGTAATTCGATATTATCTAGATCTAGGATGGTTGGAGTTTTATGACCACACTCGCCGCAAATTAAATTAAACTCAGAATCCTTACCAATAGACTGCGAACGCAATCTAATGAAGATATTCTGTATGTCAAAGAATGGTAGTTTCTCTGCTTCGATCCTACCTTCAGAGCAAGAGTTGATGACCTGCTGCATTGCGCGAACCATATCTGCTCTTTGGTTGGACTCTGCTGCCAGAATTAAAATCTTTTCCTCTTTCACGAGGAATGGTCTCATTGATACTTTTTGTTTTGTTGAATATACGTCAACGTCAAATGTTGGTACTGCAATTGTAGGTAATGCCATAATTTACTCCAAAATATTTAAATTTTAAATTTCTTCACCCGCTGGGTCATATGCGCCAATAACTTCCCATCTCTTATACGCGAAAGTCACAGGCATTCTGAGAACTTCTGAATTGGTCGCAGAAACAGTTATTGGTGCGATGGATCTGGGAAATGCATCATAAATTCTCCAATGTGCAATAACGTTGTCTTCTTGATTCAATGACACCAGATCAATTTCTGAGTAGTAATCTTCAGGATAACTAACATATCTCGAGTATGGATTTATGATTTTGCGCATCCAGTCTCCGAAGAAATCTTTTGCTGTCCAAGATGTATCGCACAAAAACGTAAACGTAATAGAATCCCCGCCAAAATCGATAGCATTTGCACGCTGTTCGTTCAGGTTGTTTATTCTTAGTGGTCTAGTTCCAACCAGCATTCCTGGGAACATTGCGTCTTCAACCATCATGGAAATTAATTTTGGCGATTCTCCTTGACTTGTTTGATGATCAGTCATAAAAGGAGGCGGTAAAAAGAATGCTTCAAATCGATTTGATCTTGCGAAATTAGTTGTTCTAATCTGAGATAAAAAATCATTTATATTATGAAATGTTGGTCTCGCCATTAGAATTTGCTCCTAGAATCTCTGAATACTTGTTCTTTTGTGGCGCCCACAAAGTTCTCGATTGGTAAGAATATTGCTGCCTGCCAGTCTTCAGGATTGACTTTTAAGAATTGCGAGTTAACATGATTGGTCAGGTAATGTTTGATACATGGTTTGACTTCATTCGCATTCTTCAAGTTGTTTAATAGATTGTATGACATACGCAACTTGGTTGTTTCAGAATATGTCTTGGTTGTTTTGTAGTCTAACAATTCACCAAGAACTTGTGCTCGTAACATGTAAGGCAGATAATGTAAGTTGATTCCATAGAATCCACCTTTTGCTGGACCAAATGGTAATACCAATGGAAAGGTGTCGTAGAAAGGAAGTTCTTCCTTCAACTTTGGATCGTAGAAATACAGATACATTGAACCAATCTCGATACTGGAGTTTAATTCTCCAATATCAGATTTCATTACGCTGCTCTGAGACAACCTCGCGCCGACGAGATTTTTCACATTGTTCATATACCAATCCATGGATTTTTGTCCATCACCTGCCTTGGCGCGAAGTCTCTGAAACGGATTTGCCAATTATCTACCTTGTCCTCTGTATGCTTTATAGTTAGCACGTTTACGTTTATTCATGGTCGAAAACTTAATCGAAGAGGCACTACCACCAATTGATGTCTTACCCTTCTTTTGATTAGTAAAGGAAATCTTAGTATTTCCGCCACCTGATTTTGCTTTTGCCATAGATATTCTCCTTCTTATTTATTACGGATTCCCAACTCTTTTTCAGTTAGGATGATGAATTTCCATCCTCTATCTTCACAAA